CTGCGAACTTTGAACAAGTCCAGTAATTTGGATGTGATGCCATGTGATTCCTTGATGTATTTATTATATGTGTATATTATACTCTATTAGAGTACAATCACCAATCTCTTTGGGCTATTTTTGCCTCGGAATATATCTTTTTTAGAATTTGCCAAATTGGTTGCCAAAGACATCCTACTATACATCCATAGATAAACGGTGCTATTGAATTTATGAATTCAGTCATACACTTCCCAAGTATTTGTTTTGCTATCCCAATGTCGAGAATCATTGATATTAAATATAAAATCCCAACTAAGCAAACTGAATGAAATTTCTAATCCCGCGTGATCTTGTCGTGATGTTAGGCTAAAGAAACACCCAATGATTTCCCTGTTACGCACCACTTCAAATTCATAGCCCTTATACTCGGTAATCTTTCCAGATTTAGAATACACATTTTCAAATCGTTTACTAAAGGGGTTGCTAATACTAAAACTAAGATAGATCATTTTTGCCCCCATGTTTTGTCTTTCGCTGAAACTTGTTCTTTGCAACCACGATCTTAGGTTTAAACGGAGTATCCTCAGCAAACAACATAAAGTGGGCCCTTGACTTTGGCTTACTGACGACAAATGATAATAATTGTTTCTTCATAATGTATATTATAGCACAATTCGAAACAATTGTCAAGCTAAATTTATCGATTTGCTGCGTCAGTGAGTAACATATGCCTGCCTTTGTCACCTAGTACCTTGTCAAGGATTTCGCTGGTGCGTTGAAGCATTGCGCAGGCCAACATAAGGATATCATCTTCATTGTCGCACATTAGTATTTGCTTGTCAATAGGCAGCATCAACTCTGCCATTCTGTCTAATTTATCATTCACAATGAAAAGCTAATGTTCTTAATTGACTTAGTTACGAAGCTGCGCCACTCTGAAATTTCAGTATCATAAACTCTAATGCTGGTAGTTGACTCTTTGCGTGCAGGCTTGTCAGTGGCTTCTTTAATGACTACTGCGGGCAATAGTTCAGTCTTCAATGTACAGGTCATTACTCGCTCGGTGCCGTCTACCTTAGTAAATGTAACTACGGCAGTACCGTGAAGCAGAACGTCCTTAAGCCATACGCTTAGTTTTGACCATTCATCGTCAGTCCAATCAGCAGTAGGCGAATATCCATTTGGCATAATATCACTCATTATCTTTCCAATTTGTAAAAAAGTTTTTCATTTTGGTTGCTTCGTCCCAGGACTTGGTGTAATCGTTGTCAATATCGCACATTTTCAATGCCTCTTCCTTAGAGACAACACGATGTGATACAATTTGTTCACCTAGATGTTCTTGACTGAATTCAGTTGCTTCATTCATTGTCACAGTATCCAGTGCCCACAATGCTTTGTCTTTACCGTAGTTGTCAGTACCGATAGGAACTTCAACCATATATCGTGCGCGGAATGTTGATACTGCTTCTACCAGCACCCA